GCCAGAAGTTCTTTGAACACGTGTCCAAAGGCTTGTCCGTAGGTTATAAATGCCGCTAGTGACTTAGTCACAACACGACATTTTATTCCCGGTTCCTCCACGGTATCCCTAGTGATTGGCATTGGTTTACCCGTAGGGTAACCATACTCATCACAATATCCGCCTTGGCGCAGTTCAAAGAACGACCAAGCGAATAGCTGAAACCCTGTTCTTTCCTGCTCCTGGAACTTAAAGTCCTCAGTTAGCAGGCCAGATGAGTATTTTCTTTGAAAAGAATCATCTGGAGAGGGGTAGCCAGGAGGGTACACGGTTTTAAACCGTGGTACCCCCTCTAGCTCTATTACGCTTTCTCCCGTTGGGAGAATTGTGGTTCTCGAAGAGCTTGGCTCTTCCTTTAGCCACGCGTAAAGGTGCTCGAGCACGAAAGCCCTGCGACCCCCTTGGGATCGCGAGTATTCGTAACAGCCCGAGTTGCTGATAGAGATGTGGGCAGACCGCGACTCCAAAACGGAGTGGCGGATCCTTTTCTGGATATATCTCCCAGTCATCTCGGAAACCTCATCTAAGATGGTTAGTTTCTCAGCGGGCAAGCGCCTATCCTCTGTGAGAGATTTGGCGTGCTCTTCAAGAGCTATCTCAGTCGTGACTCGGTCACCACATGGGAGAACTCTTGTAGAAAGGAGACAGGCCAACATAGACAGTTCGGAGTCGATCAGGGTTCCCGGTGTCTTAGACATCCAGGTTCCCTCCGGCAACCTCGGCCATGCCGAGGACCAGACTGGCTTGGGCTCTATGGCTCCTCCGAAGTGGAGTTCGCAATAGCGGGCAAAGCCCGACCATTGCTTACCAGCGTAATGCACAGAGTCGTTCTGTATTACAGAACGGGCGGTTAACATCCACCACTTGACCTTAAAGGCCGTGGTTTCGTGGGTGTCTTGGGTGAATGACAGTGCTAAGCATGTGTCAATTCCCCTCCACAAGCTTTGGAATTTCTCCAAAGTTCTTCCATTCGAGTCGAGCAGACGGTCAAAGACCTTCTGTGCTCCCGAAACTCTCTGGACAGAGGGCTTCCATTGCTTTGCAATGCACCTTCTGGCTGCCTGAGGCAGTCTTTTGGTTGGATTCCGCCTGATCCATGAGTCAAACCTATGACCCCCTGGTAGACGCATATTATATGCTTCCTCCCAGGCCATCCTTGGTATATCTAAGATATACGGGGATGAGAGCACTGCAACCCAGTCTAAGACTGGTCCAGCACCA